ACTGCGACTGCGACTGCGACTGCGACTGCGACTCCCCGTCTGTTTGCATTTACCGCTACCACCATGTTTTTTGTGTATATTTTTTTTTGATTGTTTTTTCAAATGTTTACATTTTGTTATTTGTTTGTTTTTTTTTGTGTTTTTGTTAACTTTGTCATATTTAGACTTTGTTTTTCCCATCAATTATATATATATAAATAAAACAAATCTTAGTTTCCATAAGTCTGTTTTTTTGTTTTTCGTTTACTTTTTTTTTGTATAGTTGATAAATTTTTGTTTAATGTAAATCGTCGTGTTTTATTATTGAATAACAAAGCTGGTATTTCTTCAATGATGCCATTTTCTTCATTATAAGAAAGTTCATTTGTTTTAAGAAGTTTCTTACGTTCAAGGAGTTTATTGACAAATCCTTTCAGGTTTTCAGTTTCTTCTTCTGACAAAGAATATTGTTTTACAAAAATGTCTGCAATAAAAGTGTCTATTTTTTTAAGACGTTCTGTTTTAGATAACTTACTCCAAGATTGTTTTTCATTTGCAGTTTGTTCATCGTGTAAAAATTTATCCAACTCTTGTTGAGTTGATTCGTGTAATAATTCTTGATCAATATTTTTACCTGTCATTATCATTGTTCGGTATTTTAACGAATTGTATTCTTTACATTCTTTATTTTTTTCACTCATAATGTTATATTATCTCTTTAATCTTTTAAACATTAATTATCGTTATTATAAATATAAAGTAATGAAAAAAATAAGTTATAATCCAAATAATTATAGAAATGCGTGTGTTGTTCACATAGACGATTACTATAAACAAGAAAATCAATTAAACTATTTAATTCAGTTTATGAACGAAGAACTTGTAGATATTTCACTAACTAAATTAATAAAACAAGAAATTGGAAAAAAGATGTCTTCTTATAAATCTCAAGACAAAAAAAATAAGAAATATGATGATGAACAGCACATTTCATATGAAGAATTACTTAAAAAGCTTGAATCATCTGGTCTAAAATGCTATTACTGCAATTCAGATTTGTTTTTGTTATATAAAAAACGAGGAGAGCCTTTACAGTGGTCATTAGAAAGATTTGATAATAATATTGGGCATTATGATTCAAATACTTGCATAAGTTGTTTAAAATGTAATTTACAGCGGCGGACAGATAATCATGAATACTTTAAATTTTCCAAGAATATGACTATTACTAAGATTTAAATTTTACTCATAATTTCCTCTGAATGAAAAAATCCAAATGGCTCTAAAACCTCTTTTTGAATGCGTTCGTTTCCAATAAAAGATATCATTTTATTATTATTCGGCGATAAATTGTAAATATAATTTATGCCTTTTAATAACAACGATTGTTCAAGTATTTTATCATTTTCTTTACTAGACAATGCTTCAATAACAAAAACAACTCCATTAAATAGAAATGAGTTACTTGTGATTATAATGATTCCCAATATGTTTAATTTATCATCAATCTTTACAAAAGAATGACTTGTGCAAGAAATTTCATACAATTTGTTTTTTTTTAATTCAACCCCCAACAATGTTGATATTTGTTCGTTAATATAAGAAACAATATTTAAACTGGTATTATTTTTTAATAATTCTTTTAATGAGTGTATCATTATTCATAAAGAAAATAAACCATTTAAATACTTTTGAAACAACTCATATTATCAATGACATCAAAAATATACAGTCAAAACGATGTATTATTGAATAAGTTATTAAACTTTTATTATACAGACGATAATTTGAATATCATGCTTTCAATTATTAATGGGACGTCCAAAGTGTCTTTGCGTATTGTTGACTGGTTTTCTACCAATTATTCTAAAAAATATTATACCATATATGAAACTCCCAATAATCCTCGGTTTAAAGCATACGAAGATTATAAATTAAAATTAAAGGCTTATAGCAAGAAACGGTTTGATCCCTTTTGTAGATGGGACCGTATTCAAGTTCCTATAACAGAAAATAGTGAATATTGTTTTGAAACGACTATAGGACAACTGAACTTTTTTAAATGGGCATTAGAGAATAAAATTATTGATTACATTAAAACCCACTATGATGTTATTGAAAAAGATATGAACGAAAACAATAGTATTTCAAGAACAAAAAGTTTAAAACACGATAATAGTCGAAAAAAGCGCGAGGAACTTTCTGTTAATGCGATCAAAACATTCAAAAAAGAAAAAGTTGAAATTACAGTAACTTTTAGTTAAAAAAATAACATCAAATATTATTTATGATGTGGATTACAGGAAATATGTATTCTAATGCAAAAGTAAATTTTGAATATATGCAAAATTGCATAGAATCTCCAAATTCTCAAATTATCATAAATGTTTTGGATAATAATTTACAACATTGTTTAATAAATACAACTGTTCATGCCGAAGAAGAAGAAGAAATTATAAATCAATGTATGAGAAATGATAAAAGTAAACTTATTATTATTTATGGGAAAAATTGTTATGATGAAAATATAAGAAAAAAATACAAACAGCTTATTACTTTTGGATTTAAAAATGTAAAAATATATTTGGGGGGATTATTTGAATGGTTATGCTTACAAGACATTTACAGTAAAGACAAATTTAAAACAATTGGTGATGAAGTAGATATATTGAAATATAAATAAAAAGTTAAAGACAAAAAATAAGAATACTTATTATGAATTTTCTTCAACAAACAAAACTGACAGAAGAAGAGTGGAAACAGCTAGAAGAACCAATTCAAAATGAAAAGGAAGTTTTGATTTTGAATATGATCAAAAATGGATATATGAACCTTGATATTAATTATCAAACCCATATGACTCTGAATTATTATTTAAAGTTAGACAAAAAATTTGATTATGATATATTTGTTTCTTTTATAAAAGACAATCTACAAACTTCCAATAAAAAAAATATATTGAATATAGACAAAATTATTAGTAGTCAATCGCATCTGTCTAAAAAGATGAAAATATCAAGTTCTGAAAAAATAAAATTGGAGAATTCATTCAAGTTATTAAAAGATGGATTAAATGAAGATATTATAGAATACAAGCTAATGAATGAAATTCATAAATTTTCAAAATTATTATACAAAGGAAAATCACTTCAAAAAGACAAAAAGTCTTTGTTACATTTTATTAATATTTTTGTTTTATATCGTGAATTTAAAGATAAATTGAATACACATTTTTTCTCAGTAGTGAAGTCAATTATAGACGATCAACTGGGTGAGGTGAATATCCAAATGGTTTTGAAAAACATTTCTCTTCTTTATGAGCATAATAAAATATTTGATTACAAAACACTTGAGTTATATCAGCATCAAAAAGACATTTTCAATATTTTTAAACAAAATAAAGAGTTGCCCAAATTTGTCTTTTATTGTGCACCAACAAGCTCAGGAAAAACTCTAAGTCCAATAGCTTTATCCCAAGATTATAAAATAATTTTTATTTGTGCTTCAAAGCACATCGGATTAAGTTTGGCAAAAAGTTCTTTCAATATGAAGAAAAAGATAGGGTTTGCGTTTGGTTGTAACGATCAAGAAAATATTCGTCTGAATTATAATGCCGTGTGCTCATATACAACAACAAAAAATGGAAGAAAATTACCTAATCATAAAGACGGGACAAACGTTGAATTAATGATTTGTGACATTTTGTCTTTTGAGAGTGCAATGAATTACATGAAACAATTCAATGATAATAGTGATATGATTTTATTTTGGGATGAACCAACAATTGGACTTGATGTTCGAGAAAGTCATTTACACGATATTATCAAGAAAAACTGGCAAATAAATGAAATCCCCAACATTGTGTTTTCGTGTGCAACATTGCCAAAAGAACATCAAATTGCATCTATTATTGATTGTGCAAAAGACAAATTCGGGGGATTACAGTTTAGTTATATTGAAAGTGTGGACCATGTATCAAATATTCGCCTATATGACATTGATGGAAATATTATTATTCCGCACGATCATTTTGATGATTATGAAAATATGTGTTCGTTTCTAAAGTATCATGGAAATAAATACTACAAATTTTTTGATTGCAATGAATGTGCCAAGTTCCTATTATTTTTGGATAAAGAGTTCTCTTATGATTATGTTCAATCCAATTTTTGTCTTTTGGAAGATGTTTCAATCTATAAAATAAAAGAGGTTTATGTTTCGGTTTTGTTATCACTTGGAAGTGCTAAATGGAATAAAATCAAAGGATTATATGAGAAGAAAAAGACAAAGACAGAGAGCGACAATAAAGATCATGTAGGAATTGATCTAACAACAAGACATTCGTGTAGTTTAACAAATGGTCCAACTTTATTTGTGAGCGATAATGTTGAAAATGTATGTAAATATTTGCTAATGAAAGCAAATTTAGATAAAAATACATTATCTGGAATTGAAAGTAAAATAGACAAAAATCGGAAGATCTTGAAAAATTTGATTCAAATGAAAAAGGATTATGAAGACAAAATTGAGTGTTATAAAGATTGTGACAAAATTATGACTAATATGCGATTCCCACCAGAAGTAATTGAATTGCATAACAAAATAGAAAAGACACAAAATGAGCTTCTCTCATTATCTCTTGATAATATTTATAAACCAAATACCCGCAGTCATTATAAAAAATGGCAGTTAGAACCAGAACTAACCTACGAAGATAGCGACATATTTTCGTCATCATTGGACGACGAAGACATCAAGGAGATTATAGAATTATATAACATCAAGACTCTTTACAAACTAATGATGATGATGGGGATTGGCGTCTTTTCGAACAGCATTATGAAAGAAACAGAAAATAAAAATGTCCAAGAAGACAATAACAAATACATTGAAACGATGAAAGGACTGGCAGAACAAAAAAGTCTTTATTTGATCATTGCAAATAGTGATTATATTTACGGAACTAATTATCAATTTAGTCATTGTTATTTGAGTAAAGATATGAAAAACCTTACACAAGAAAAAATTATACAGTGTATTGGACGAATTGGAAGACAAGAAAAGAATAAGCATTTTAGTTTTAGATTCAGGACACAAGAACACGTTGATACATTTTATAGCGTGGTAGAAAGTAGTATTGAGGTTGAAAACATGAATAGGTTGTTTATTTAACGTGTTTAATAAATTAGCAATGTCTTCTAAAATGTAACGCCTGATTTTTTAGAATCATTTACACATTTGAACATTTAAAATGCCGACTATACAGATAGTTTCTTTATAATTCATTTAGTTTACAATAATTTTTTAAGTTTCTTTGTTGATATCTTAATAAATTGTTATATAATTGTACGTCTTCATGATATAGTTTTTTTATTTTATCAATACTATTTTGAGTTAGTTGTACTTTTTTCTTCATATTAGTAACATTTATTCTTTTTCCCTCATAATCATACTTATAATGAATTGAAAATTTATCAAGTAAAAAATTTTCAATATTGTTAACTAATTTTTTTTTATCGAATAATATAATATAACAATTATTGTCATTCAACCAACTTACCTGTTTGCGAAACTGAGTACCATTTTCAAATTTATTAATAAATTTTGGGTTATCATAATGTTTATCTACGAATAAATTAATATCTCTAATATTATTATATTTACTATATTTATTGCTACCAAAGGTATTATAATAAAACATACTTTCATATCTTTCTATTGGATTTCTTATTATTGCGAAACATGGCATTTGTTTTTTATAATAATAAAGAGCATCTTCATTATGATATCTCCCAAAATATAATTCATTATTTTTATTCTTGTCTTTAATATTTGTGCCACCGTTTTTTGTAATGTGAATAAATCCGACTTTTAAATTACTCATAGTACATACTATATACTATATACTATATACTATATACTATATATTTTAAGTTTAAATATGTAAAATGAAAATTAACAAGAAATCTAAACCTAAAAATATCCCGATTAATTCGGCGTTTTAAATGTCCAAAGGTGTAAAAACATATTAACAGTTTCTAAAGAGTAATCCTCTAAATTTTTACCAATATTCTTTGTTTTTTTTAAAATATTTGAATGCTAATTCTATAAAAGTTAAATCAGAAATTTGTATAAATGGTTTAAATTTATAATTGAATCTAGAAGATTCGCCGTACATTGGAAACAAAATATTTATTAATAAAATTAATGAATATTTTGTTTGCTTTAAATATTATTTTTATTTCATAATATTATGAATAATCATAAAATGATAACAAATTATTTAATTTTGTTACTAAATGTTCTACCAATAACAACTATTTTCACATAGTCTTGGATTTTTCGAAAGAGATTTAGGCTTATCTTCTTCTTTGACAGAACACCATTTATCAGTCATCATTTTTGAAATTACTGGATGATGAATCCATCTATTTCCCTTAATACCAAAATATAATTGTAATCCTCCACCAATATACATAACATTTTTATTTAATTCTTTATGAATAAAGTCTGATGTAATCATACCAAACCCACCACAACTTACTAATGCAATATCAAAATCAAATTCTTCACAAATTTTAGATAATTCTTTTTTTATAATTTCATAATGATATATCCACGAATTGTTATCATGATTTCCGCCATTTTGTTGCGGAGGTTTATATACATAAAATTCAGTAGTTTCATGAAAAATTGGTTTATCAAAAATTTCAGAATGAATTGATAACTGAGATTCAACTGTTTGTTTATGTGATGATATAATCAAAACTTTTTTATTCATAAAATATTCATTCATTTTGTATTCATTTTCTTGAATGAAATAAAATGGTTCCAATGCTTGAGCACATATTCTTTTTTGATTTGGACATATCTTATCAAGGAAGTTATAATAATTTTCTGCTTGTTTGTACATACCACCTGACCATACTGAAAGTAATGTGCTATTTTTACATGATTCTGTGTATTGTTTAACATAAGATTTTAAATCTTCAGGACTCATAAATTGAACACCTGCTGTTCCCAACATTTCTTGAAATAAATGATTTGGAATGGTTTGTTTGGAAAGTACTCTTCCACACAAATTTGGTTCGTTGCCTGATAATCTGCCAATAAAAAACTTTTCATTTTTACTGTCTTTATCTAACATAAAATTTTGTAAATAAATAAAAGAATCCTTTTTTTCTTTTTCTGTAAAATTTTGAGAAATATTTGAAAAATTCATTTATTAAAAACTCAATAAATAACTTTATATCTAATTTCTTTATTTAAATATAAATTAATAAGAAATATTACAAATGTCTGCAATTGATACTGACGGATTTTAAAAAAAACATCATTATTCTGGCAATATCCAGTAATAACTGAAAAGACATTTTATGATCAAAACAAGAACAACGAAACCTTTCTGGGATTACCATGGGCCACAATTTTAGACAAAAGAGTAAATATAAATGATTTAATCAGATTTATATTAACAAATTTGAAGAATCAACCAGAATATACATGTTGTCAACATATATCGTTTCGTAAGCTAATTCCTTTATTTAAAGTATTAAAAATAAAAACCTTATATTCTCCTCACAAAATAAAAGGTGAGGATTACATAAATGACATTAAGATATTGCCTTGCCCGCTTTATGCTGTTAATATTGAAGATTCAGAACGAAACACACATTTTTTAAATAAAGATTTTATGGATGTTGATCGCCCATATTTATATTCATTTATAGGTGCCTATCAAAAGGATTATATGAGTGATATTCGTTTAAAAATTTTTCAAATGGAAAAAAATGAAAAAGCAATAATTGTAAATACTGGAGACTGGCATTTTAATAGAGTAGTATATTCAAAAAGTCAAAATAATAGAAGAGAATTAAATGAAGATTCAAAACATCAAGAAAAAACAAAAAAATATAATGATATTCTGTTAAAATCAAAATATAGCTTATGTCCTTCAGGAACCGGGCCAAATTCTATACGATTTTGGGAATCTCTTGCTTGTGGTTCTATCCCAATATTACTTTCTGATAAAATGGAGCTACCTAAAAATAGTCTATGGGAAAAAAGTATTATATTTTTACAAGAAAGAGATATTAATAAAATCAAAGAAATTTTATCAAATATAGATAATGAAACAGAAATGTCTATGCGAAAAAATTGTCTTTACTTATATAATTACTACAAAAATAACTATAATAATTATGACGAACATGCTTTATTGATAGAAATGAACCCTCAACTTATAAAACCATATTACAAAATTTTCGGACACTTCTTTCTGGATCACTTATTTATGTTATATAAAATAAAGCATTATTACAAAAATGAAAAAAATATTGAAATTTCTTCTATATTTATAGATAAAGCACTTCTAGACAAAGCTCCTTTTATAAAACCATTATATGAATCAATATTTAAAATTCATACATCGTATAAATATAAAAGTTCATTAAATATAATAAAAATAGGTTCTATTATTGGAAGCGTATACAAATCTGAAAATAGCAATATATATTTATCAAAAACAATATTAAAAGAAGATATACCACATAGAATTTTAGAAAATGGGAGAAAAATAAGTAATTTCAACAAAAATTTAATGAAATTATTTACAAAAACAGTTAAACAACACTTTGTGAATGAAACAAATATATTACCAGAAAATCATGTATTAATTATTGATCGTAAAAAATCTCCACGTAGACTATTAAATTTAGATAAAATAATAGATAAACTAAAAATTAATGATTTTATATGTTCGGTTGTTACATTTGATGATATAGAATTATCACAACAAATACAAATGGTATCAAAATATAAATATGTAATCTGTGCGTGTGGAAGCGTTCAAGTTCATATTTCGTTCTTAAGAAATGATTGTAAATTTATAGAATTATGTGAAAGTGGGTTTCGTTATCCAAATACATCTATTTATGGTTATTTTAATGATATTGATACATATAGTTTAACATCTCCATTAGATAGTAAATATTTAAAGAAGATTGATAATAAAGATTCTAATGAACTATTCCAATCTATTTATAATATGCCGAGTATTATTAAAAATGATCCTGATAGTATTGTAAGAGAAAAGCAGTTTTATTCAAAAATAATGAGATATAATTGTTTTTGGATACATGCAATTCAAGATATTGAATGTAAGAATCATCTAGAAAATATTCTTAAAATTTTAAATATAAGTAATATATAAAAAATATATATTAAATAAAATTACCTTATATAATTATGATGAATATACCAATTATAATTTATCATTTGGGATATAGAAATTACGTTCCATTTTGCTTGAAACAAGCATTAAAATATAACGATAATGTTATATTAATAACAGATAATGTAGAAAAATATAAAGAAATAAAAGGACTAACATTAGTGGATTCAAACAAATATGTGGAAAAAATAAATGCCTTTCAAAAATTATATATTCATTTATCTACAAATTCACGTATCTTAGAATTAATCTGTATTATAAGATGGTTTGTTGTTCATGAGTATATGAATGAAAATAATATAGAACGTGCATTCATATGTGATAGCGATATATTAATTTATGATAATATGACAGAAGTGAATAACAAATATTTGAAACTATATCCATTTATGTTATGTAGTTCTCCATCTAAAAATTTATGCGGCTCTCACTCAATATGGAATATTTCAGAACTAGAAAAATTTGTAAAATTTGTATTTGATTTTTATGAAAATCAAGAAAATAGAGAAGATATGATAAGTTGGTATTCTAAAAATAAATCTAACGGAGGAAATTGCGACATGACTTTATTATATTATTTTGCACACAACGAAACAAAATTCAAAGGGTTACGATTACCAAATTATCCTACATTCAAAATGGAACTTAATCAAATATTTGATAATAATTTTACATTTGACTTGAATATGGATTCTACTGGAAATCATACATATACGGAAGATTGGGAAATGAGTGATCGTGGTTCAAAAAATATTAAATATATAAATAATGTTCCATATTGCCATAATAAAAGATTGAATAAAGATATTAGATTTGCCTTATTGCATTTTCAAGGTAGAAATAAAGCCATTATGGGAGAATATTATAATAAAATAAATAAATGAGAGTGTGATTTTAATTAAAATATTTTTGTAAAAAATTACAGTTAATAATTATATTTTTACTTATTTCTTCTTATAAATCACAGTTTTTTTAATTTCTTATAAACTAATAGACGATGCTTTTGAGCCAATTCCATTGTTTTTTTTCTTAATTCTTCGACATTTTCCCTTGCATTTTCCATAAATTTTGCGTCGCCGTCAATGTCATAACGCGGAGGTCCACCTCTATTATCGCAAAAATGATTTCTTAACGGAAATAATAATTTTGGTCTATACACAAAATTATACCAATCGTCGCAACACCAGTTCATAATCTCTTCTGGAAAAAACCAACCAAATATTTCCATGTGTCGCCTAGATACAAATGCTTGCGTTAATATTCTTGAATTATTATTGATTGGTCCAGCCAATCCAAACCCTTTATGTTTTTTTAAAATTTCAATACAGTCGTTTACCCAAGATTTTGTTGCAAAAATCATATCATCGCCGCATTGAAAAAAATAATCACACTCATCATCATACGCTTTTTGAAATAATATATTCCACATTTTAGTTAAATGTCCCTTTTTTACATCATCCATGTAAATGAATTTAAAGTCAATATTTTTAAAAACTTTTTTAAATTTGATAATTTCTTCTTGATTCTGTAAATTATCAAAAACGGGATCTCCGCGGTCAATACCAATATAAAAAAAATAATTATGTTCTTTGTCACAAGATAATAAAAAAGTTTTTACCGTAAAATTATATAAATAACTTTCTTTGATATTTTTCCAATCGCGATTTTTTGATGTACAAGGTATCAAAAGGGAAATTTTATACGACACTGCCATTTATATTTTATAATATTTATAATAGCATTATTTCTATATTTATATTTTCGTATTTATTTATTATTGTCATTTTCATTATTATTGAGAAATAATGATATATCAACTTTACCAAAAACCGGACACCTTATAGTCAATTGGGGATTTACTACCAAATCATAATCATCGTCATTTACAAAATCAAATGAACATTTATTTTTTTTCACATATTTACAACATCTTGGACAAAACGGTGGAGGTATTTTTGTTATGACAAATGGCAGTTGGAATTGTTCGTTTTTCAATTGTTGAATTTTATTAAAATCATTATGGATCAAATCAATTGCCGCAACATCCCAAATATTGTTATTATAACTTCTATTTTTTACAGATTTCAAACTATTCTTACTCACAATTTGCATTGTTTTGACAATTGAATTCATTATTTTCAATTGCTTCTTAGAAGCTATTTAAATTTCACATTTAAATCAATTTTTTATTTTATAGTTTTAACATAAATCATATGAAATTTGTCTCTTTATTTACAAAACTTTTTGCATTGGATAACATTTTATATACAAGTCTTAACTTATCACAAGCAGTATACTGTAATACTAGCAACTGGGACTGTTTAACATGTTCAAAATTTAATATTATAGAAAGTGTGTATGAAGCTTATGGAGAAAAAACGTTACTTGGATATAATAATAAATTAAACACTTTGTTTGTATCATTTCGGGGAAGTTCTAACATTAAAAACTGGATTGATGATATTCAAATACAACATCATTGTATTAGCGAAGATGCAAATATATGCGTAGAAGCAGGATTTTATAAACTATATGAAAAATTATACCCATATATTTATGATGAAATAGACAAACTTTCTCAAAAATACAAAACTAATAATTTATTGCTGACTGGTCACTCAATGGGCGCATCCATTGGTTCTCTTTTCGCTTATAATCTTTCAAAAACTATTTATAATATTACTCTTGTAACATTTGGTTCGCCGAGAGTCGGTAACTATGATTTTGTTCAAGATTTTTTTACACAAAAAATATTAAGTTTGCGCATAACACATTATTATGATATTATTCCGCATTTACCACAATATAACCTCAATTATCATCATCTTCCAAATGAAATATGGTATAATGAAAATAATACGAATTACAAAATATGTAATAATATAAATTTAAATGAAGATGATACTTGCAGCAATAGTTGTTACCCACGCTCTTGCACCAGCATTCAAGATCATTTATATTATTTAAATATAACATTTGGTAGTGAAGGCAGTTGTTAATTTTGTGAATTATTTCTCCTGAATTTTCTTAAATAAGTGTTAACGTTCCACCCTATCGACGGTCCGGGTGTAACATTATCTGTTTCTTCGTCTTGCTCGCCTTCTAATTGTTTTTTTGCTTTTTTGCAATTTCCTTTACTTAAATAAGTGTTAATATGATTTTTACGACATTTTTTGAACGACATTTTTTTACACGTCTTATCTTTTTTCAAACAATATATCATATCGTCTGATGACATAAGTGATAAATCATCAATATCATCTGGTGAATATTTATATTTTTTATTTTTTTTACTTTTTTTACCTTTTTTACCTTTTTTTTTATTATATTTATCATCTTCTTTTTCTGATGTTACAATGAAAAAAATAATTATAGCTAAAAAAATAAATATTAAAAGTATGACCATTAAAAGATTTTCTTTCATAAATATTGAAATATTTTGTTCCATAAACTATATATTATATAATTATTTTATAAAAGTCCGTTATTTTTTTTGCATATTTGTTCATTTTTATAATATTTCCGACGCACCAAAGGATCGGATGACGGAGAACAATCACTGTTACAATCCATTTTTTTACATTCTGCCTCAAGTACTTCATTATTGCTATCCTTTTTCTCTATAAAACAATATTCTCCGCCAATTATTCCTGTAGCCTTAGGATTTTCACTTTTGCATTTATTCATATTACAATATGTCATATTATCTTTACAGTTTTTTAAATCTCCATCTGTAACAACTATGCATTCATTATCTGTTTCATTGTAACAGTATTTTTCATCGTAAGTTTTTTCAGAATTACCCTGTCGTTGACTTTTTGCTAATTTACAATTAGTTTCATCGAGGTGAGAACTAATATGATTGTTTTCGCATTCTTCTAATTTCATCTTTTTACATTCCATATCCTTTTTCAAACAATATATCATATCATCTGATGACGCAATTGTTAATTTATCTCCGACTTCATTCCATCTAAGTTTATTAATTTTATCAATATCCTCTGTTGTGTAATCACCAACTTTTGTCATTTCTTTCTTTTGCATCCTATCATGTTCAATCGCACCTTTCCACTTTGTACATTCTTTTTTTGAAATAAACTCACTTCTACAAGTTTCACCAGCAATTTTTTTTTTACATTTTAACGCTTGTTCGCTGGCTTCGTTAAGCAAACAATATTTTCCAGTGTCTGTATCATTTGTATCACTTGTACTACTTTCTTTACTTGTACTGCTTTTTTTAGTTGTACTGCTTTTTTTAGCTGTACTGCTTTTTTTAGCTGTACTACTTTCTTCACTTACTTCCAAATTAGATGCAAGATTGAATAAAATAATTAATGCTAAAATCATAAACATTAAAAATCGTATCATTGAAATATTTTGTTCCATGAAAATAAAGTTATATACTATATTATTATATTATTATATTATTTCCTACCATTTTCATCCCACATATTCCAGTCAATATCGTTTTTATGTCCTCCAAAATAAGAAACTCCCCACTTTTCTAACATAATTTTATTCACATTCTCACCATTATATTCCAACTCAAGTAACAAACGCCCATATTTATCTGTCCCTTCGTTTTTGACAACATTTACAATCTTGCCGTAAATCATATTTGTGATATATTCTTTTGCCCAATGAGCAACCTTCTTTTCTTGTGTGTCTTTTGAACGGATTTCAGCACAGTCATATCCCAACATACGAATGCTGAAACGTACACGTTTACCATTTAGAATTGTAGCAATTGTTACAGTATCACCATCATAACATTTTACAATTTTTCCTCGTGTCACATTCGGCACAAATTGTTCGCAATTGCCATATTCACAAGATTCAAGTTCGGCATCTGTTACAGTTGTAGTTGTAGTTTTAGATTTAAAATTCTTGCTCATATTAAGTATGGTATTTAACTATTCAGAAATGTATTTAAGTATATATCACATATTATTATAATAAGTAATTGTTATCTCATAATGAACAAATACATAATTACAAAGCAATATAATTTGGATTTACCTAAAGAAAAAATCAAGTCTATTTTTACAAAAATACAAAATTCATTAAATGATGAAGAATTTCAAGAAGAATTCATTCAAGAAGTTGTCGGAAACTTATCTTCTGCAGGATTTGTTACATTTTTTTCAATGGTTGGTGGAGGAATCGCACTTATTGTAAATCCTGTTGCCGGCACATTTATATTAATATCGTCAATTGCATATGGGAGTTGGTTGAAAGTCTGTTGCGGCCGATATTATAGACAAAGACAAAAGCGCATTAAACAGTCTAAAGTTGTGCCAAAATCTCAAAATATTTTAAAGCAAACAACTCTAGAAAACGGTATTTTGAACGTATTCAAAAAATGGAGAACTTATACTTCTTCCAACGAAAAAATTTATCCTATTCGGACAATTAAAAATTAAAAAAATGTGTTAATAGGTTTTTGATAATTCATCCATTGTTATAGTTTTATTTTGTTTAAGTTGTTGCTTTATAAATAAAATATGACTATTAGTAATTTTATATGATGTATAATTTCTTTTCTTTCGTGTAATATTATTTGTAGATTTGTATTTATCAACCCATCTCATTAGGCTTCTTTCAGAACAACCAAATATTTTACAAGTTTGCACTTGATTTTTGGAATGAGATAAATAGTATTTAACTGCTGATAATTTATAAAAAATTGATTTAAATTAAATGCTTAATTTAATACTTGAAGAACACAATATGTATTATGAACAAACAACCAGTCAAACAGGAGTTATGATTCAACTTAAAGGTGCGAAGTTATGTGAAGGTGAAAAATGTAAGTGTACTACAATAACTATGTCTGGTAGTGATATTGCTAAAAGTGGGTTTAATGCAGAAGAACTATTTAGAACAGATGCAAATATTATAAACTCTCTTGAAAAATATTTTAAAAAACCAATAAAAAAAATAATAAAGGCACCGCATGGAGAAAAATATGATAATATTATAATTTTTGAGGATGGAAGTAATTATAATATTCAAAATAAAAAAATATTGAATTTCGGAAGGAGGGGGGATTCATTTGATAGAAGACATATAAAGAATACTTTTAATAATCAATTTATTAAAAAATATTTAACGCTATTAACATTAATTCGCCCAACTAAGAGGTCAACATGTATGACCGAAGCACAGAAAAAAGACTTTATTTTACTATGTAATAATAATTTACAAGATATAAAACAATATATTAAAAAAACTTTAGTTGGTGAAAAAAATAAAAATGATTATTGGTGTTTTATGAAAACCAATAAAAAGTTTTCAATTATTAACTTATATATTATAAAAACTGAAAAATTTTATAATTTTATAGAAAAATCAATTAGTATAAGCATTAAATTAAAAAGTAATGGTACATGTTTACATCTTAGTGAATATATCGCTTTACAAAGAAAAGGAGGTGGAATTAAAGATCATGCACCAAATCATATTCAAGCTAAATTAAAAATTACAAAAATTTTATTAGATATGTGTGAACAAATTTTATAAATCTTTGATCAGTTCTTCAAGAACATTTACAACTATACTATTTCCCAAGTAAAATAACATATCTTTTTTATTTGACAAAGACTCATATCTATATGAGTCATCAAATCCAAACATTTTCAATGTTTCATTTATACTTAATGTTCTAATCTTACCATCAAAATAATATAATCCTGTTTTTGCACCAGGTCCTCCAGAAGAAGCACAAATAGTTGGTCCACATTTTGTTATATCGTATACACGCTCACCTTGTCTTCCTCCTTTTCCACTTTTCTTATTAATTAGTTTATATTTCATCATACTTTTCTCAGAGCATTTTTCTAATTTATACTTTGATGTAAAATCAAAGTATTCTGAAATAGTATAATCTATTATAGATGATACAGGAACAATTGGTCTGTTTATTTCCCTGAATGTATAGTTTTTATTTTTATTACATATTATATATATACGATGTCTTGATTGAGGTGAATTATAAAATCGTGAATCGATAACTTTATAACTGACATTATAACCTCTATTTTCTAATTCATTTTTAATAATTTTAAATGTTTCACCATTATGAATTGTATGAAGATTTTTAACATTTTCAAGCATTAATGTTTCAGGTTGTTTTTTATCAATTATTTTCAATATTTTATAAAATAGATTACCACGCGTTTTATCTTGAAATCCTTTTTGATTACCAGCAATACTAAATGGTTGACATGGAAAACCTGCACATAATATATCAAAATCAGGCATTTTATCTATATTAATTTTATTAATATCTCCTTCTGGTTTTATTCCATAGTTTTCTTCATATATATTTCTAACACCTTCATTAATATCACATGCTAAAACACAAGTATATTTAACTTTATTTTGGAGAGTATTATTTCTATTAAATGCTGTATGAAAAGCACCTAAACCACAAAATAGATCAATATATTTAACTTCTTTTCTTTGGTTTTCCTGGGGCTCCATAGTATCTGTATTTACATTTACTTCTTCATTTTCAACAATCAATTTTTTATTATTTAATTCTTTTAATTCTTTTAATTTTTCTTCAAGTGCCTTATCTACAAGTGCTTTAATTTTATCAGCATTATTTTCACAAGGTCTCTTGCGTCTATTATGAGAATCATAGTGAGATTTTTGAGAAAATTCCTTTCCACATCGTTCGCATGAATATTTAACCATTTTCGTTATATATTGTTAATATATTGTTAATATATTATTTTTAAATTAACTTAAATTAACAATTTCTGTTAATTTCCTAAATATCAGAAAGTCGGCGTTTTAAATGTTCAAAGGTGTAAAAGTTTGATAATATTCATATATCTTGATATTATATATTGACAATTTATTAATATATTGTAAATATATAATGCATTGTAAAACTAAAAAAAGAAAAATTAATAAAAAAGGGGGAACGGGGAAAAGTGCAACAATGAAAATAAACTTCGGTAGTAGTAAGAAGATAGCACATTTGATGAAGCAATCAGACGGTCGTAGAAGAAGAAAAACGATTAAAAAACGTAAATACAAAAAAGGGGGATGTGGATGTCGTCGGCGAATGCTTTAGTTTTATATTGTAAAAATATACAAAATAAAACTACACCAAAAAATTTTTTAATTCTTTTCTATTTTCTTTTTTCACTCTTCTGTGATGTTCGCGAATTGATCTAGATACTTTCTTTTTTTCTTTTTGTGTTAATGTATTATTAAATAAACTACTTATCAAAAGTTGTGGTTCTAGTGTACCCACAATCATATTATTTACTTTCATTGTGTGATTTTTTTTCAATATTATATTATAAAGAAGTTCATCCTTATATTTTTTATAATATATTGTGTTATTATTTACATAATTACATATCATTCTTAATTTTCCATTTATCATAAATTTATGATATGGGGCCACGGTGATATCTTTATTTGGCTTATATTTACCAAATGCGTGCTTTTTAACATGAATTAGTCTGTCTTGTGTATAAAATGCTTTTGAAACTCCCATGATTGGTTCATTACAAATAGTGTCTTTTGTAGTAACCAAACAGATTGGAATATTACCTCTATCAACACTAACAATTGCATCTGCTGTAAAACAAGTAGATGCTGTCGGAATTCTTTTATGAACCATAACATAGCCTCCGACTATTTGGTCATTGCTGTTACCACTTTGCGCTGGAGCACCAGCCGCTACATATTCACCAGTCGAATCCATCGCTATACTAAATCCTTTATCATTTTTCACTCCGAATCCTACAAGGTCTTCTCCGTATTGAACCCACTTATTAAGCGAACCATCATAATCAAATACACGAACTCGTCCAACATTGTCAGATGTGTCGGTCTCGTAGCCGATTGAACCAACTGATATAGTTTCTCCATCGTCGCTTATAGCAACGGAATATCCTGCCTTGAAATCTGGTTGTTCTCCACTAATATCATTTCCTTTTTGATACCAGTCACCAGAAGCATCAATATATTCAAACACACGAACTTGGCCAGCAGCGTTGTCGAAATTAGGTTCCCCTATTATTAAAACATTAGCACTACTACCTGATAACGCTACGGACCAACCAGTTTCATCAGAGTCGTTAAGACCATAAATATTTGACCCGACTTGATTCCAACTGTTATCATCCTCGTTGAACTCGTAAACATAAGCTGCTCCAGTCTCATCGTCGTCATTGGCATCCATTGCATATGGAGCACCAACCGCTATACGGGTAACTGTTGTAGTATTGATTAAAGAAATACTATGTCCAAAATAACCATCGGGGCTTTTACCTAAAATAAGATTATTATCATTACCACCAAGTGGATTCCACGACCCATCCGCACGATCATAGTAATAAATATGCACATATCCTGTGTCATCATCGGTAATCTCATCTTGTTCTACCCCAATCCCTAATACAAGATTATAACTTGAATCATACTGAGAATTACTCATTAGTTTCACACAAGAGTAACTTTCAAGATCATCGCCGTCGCCAACTGCGTCATTGTATATTGTGTTTCCAAACTGATTCCATATTTCAGATGAAACATCATAATTATATACATGCACTTCGCCAGGGATATCGTCATCCTCCTTGTATGGAGAAGTAATTCCGACAAGTAAACCATAATATCCAGATTCAATTAACGACACGGAATAACCAGTGTCATCCTCATCAGAGCCATTAACACTAATATCGTTTCCGAGTTGATGCCATTCTCCTCCCGAACTATCGTCAATAAATTCATAAACTCTTACATATCCTTCTCCACTCCCTTTTAGATCTTCTATTTGTGGAGAACCTATAGCGAGGTAATTTCCATTATCTGTGAGAGAAACAGTAAATCCTGTGTAATCTGAATCATTATCTCCTATAAATGTTGATCCAACCTGTTCCCATTTCGCCATTATAAATATATATATATAAATAAGAATTTATATTTTTTTTATAAAAATTAAAATAAAATTATTTTTACAATAATTTGACTAAATATATTTTTTTATAAATGTGAAAAATCGTCTTTGTTCATTATTATTTTTTGAATATTAATGAACATATTTAATCTATTTTTAAGATACTTTGAATTTTATTGGGAATGTTAGTAATGGGTGCTAGCAACGAAAAACTTAATTCGAATAAGCAAGTCCGCCCATACCACTCATAATTCTAAGAACATTGTAGTTTCTGGCGTAAACACGGACCTTGGCGGTGTTGGTGCCCTCAACGGTGGCGTTCGAGAGAACAAGCTGAAGGGTGGCATTGTCGATGCGCGACATATTGCAGGTGCCCGACGGCTGGTGCTCCTCCGGGCGGAGCGCGAACGAATAAACGTTAACGCCGGTGTCCGGAGCACGCGAGTGGTGCTGCCACGGCTGAACCTGGTCGAAGTAGGTGCCCTCACGTTCCGAGAAGCGATCCTGGCCGTTAAGCTGTAATTTGGCGGTAACAACTGGATTCTCACCCCAGCAGTGCATGTCAAGCGAGGTCTCAGCGAGAACGAAGGTTCCCGCATCCGAAACTCCCGAGGAGGTGTTGCTCGAAGTATTCCCGGCCCACGACCCCGAGAAAGTGGCGGCGGCATCAACATCAGCGGCACCCGCAGTCTCGAAGAGTTGGTTGGTGATGAACGCCTCTTCGCCCTCAACACCGGTCGGGCCACCGAACGCCTTAATAGAGTTCGGGAGAGCATCAATGGCGTCGGTGTAATTAAACGGCTGAGCACCAAGAGCCTTGTATAGAGTCTCGCCACCAGTGAGCGAGGCGCAGTAATCAACATTCTGGTCAGGCTGAACAACCCATACAAGCTCTTTGCACGGGTGGTTGAAGTTAAGGCGGACCTTATTCGAAGAAGAACCAACCGACTCAGCACCAGTGAATTGAAGCTGCTCAATAAGGTATTCGTGCGGGTTCTGGGCCATACGACGTCTCTCATCGGTGTCAAGGTATACGTAATCAACGTAAAGCGAAACCGAAACGAGCGACTGAGCGTAAGCGGCCGAAACCTTAACGTCACCCGAGGTAGCCTCAAGACTGCTGACAGCGAAAAGGCACTCGTCAATGGCGCGAAGGTCAAGATTGATCTTAACTTCGTGGTACTGAAGGGCAATAAGCGGAAGAGCAAGGCCCGGGTTGGTGCAGAACCAGAACTGAAGCGGAATGTAGAGAGTTGTCTCTGGAAGAGCATTTCTCGGGGCACAAACCTGTCTCGGCGCTGACGAGTCGCACGGACCATCAACATCAGCGAATGACGGATCAGTGACGAAAGTGAGCTGAGTGGTGTTACCAACCATCTTGTAGTAACCGGCCTCCTGTCCTTTCTCCATGGTGAGCTGGCACCAGATGTGCATCCAGTCGCCGTATTGTTTCTCAATTCTCTGGCCACCAATCTCAACCTCAACGTTCTCAATGAGCTGGTGTCCCGGGAAATCAAGCCATCTGGCGTATACCTCAGGAGCATCGGAAGTCGCTAAGGACTGGCCAATCTCCGGAAGAGTAACCTGTAAGTATGTTCTGTAGGCTAAATCACCATTTCTCGAAACGGTGCATGTAACTCTGCGGCCGAAATCAGCTTGTCCGTTGAAGGTCAGCTCAATAGATTCCATAGCAAAGTTGGTGTGTCTTCTGTAAGTTACTTTCCAGAAGGTAATCTGAGGATTACCAGTTAAGTAAACGTCCTGCGCGCCGTAAGCTACTAATTGCATTAATCCACCACCCATGTTTTTTGTTATACTATACTAAAAGAAAAAAAAATATAAAATTAGCTTAAATTAAAATATTTTGCTATAAATTTACACAAAAAATCTTCCGTAAATACTTGTTTTTCCTTACTTTTATGCTTTGAAAAAATATAACTTTTATGATTTTTTTTGACTGTCCAACCATCTTCAATTGCGTTAAAAATAAACATCATTTTACTCATTTCTTTGTTATCAATGCGATTATTTTTTAGATCAATTTCATTCATTTGATTATAAATTTTATTTTATATTTAAAAGAAATACACAAAAGATGAATATATGTCCGATTTTGAGTCAAATTATACATTGGATAAGTTATTTTCAAACCAGATTGACTCTTTTAATAAAGAAGAAGCCTTAATTATAGAAAAAACCAAAGAGAAAATTTTATCAATTGAAAATAAAATGAAAACGTGTGTTGATGAAGAAAAAATAAAAAAATATCAAACAAAGATAAAGGCTTTAAGCAATAAAATAAATAATTCTCAAAAAAAAAAAAATGACTATTTACTTGAAAATTCAGAACATTTAATTGGTTATTTTGTGACAAAACAAAATATTGAAACAAATAACAATCCAAAAACGGCTTTGAATAACTTTTTTAATAAATCCAAAAAAGATACTTACATTTCTCATAGTAAGTGTAGCCAAAATATGAAAGATTATTTAAAAAATAATAATTTTGAAGTATATATAGAAAATTATCATCAATCAATTGACAGTGCTGGTGAATGCGAAATGTGTAAAATATGTGGAGAAGGTGAGCTAATAAAATCTCTTTATGATGGCATATTAATTTGTAATAAATGTTTTTCGGTTGATAAATATTTAATTCATAGTGACAAACCTTCTTATAAAGAACCTCCTAAAGAAATATCATTTTATGCATACAGGCGGATAAATCACTTCAAAGAAATATTAGCTCAATTTCAAGCAAAAGAAACTACAGATATTCCTGAAAGTGTCATAGATAATATTAAGAATCAGATTAAAAAAGAACGAATTTCACTAAATAAACTTACCAGTAAACGGACAAAAGAAATTCTAAAAAAACTAGGGTATAATAAATATTACGAACATATAACATTTATTAAAGACAAATTGGGAATAAAACCGCCAATAATGAGTCAACAATTAGAAGAAACTTTATGTAATTTGTTTATAGATATACAAGTTCCATATGCAAAATATTGTCCAAGTGATCGTGTAAATTTTCTAAATTACTATTACACTTTATATAAATTGTGCGAATTGTTAGATGAAACAGAATATTTGCCTCATTTTCCTATGCTAAAAGAACAAAAAAAAATAGAACAGGATCAAATTTGGAAAAATATTTGCTTAGACTTGGGATGGGACTTTATTCCAACACTTTGATTTTTACTAATAATATAATACAATCGTTTCTACATTATATTATTTAATCAACAATTAATAATTAAATTAAAATCCGCCCGGGAATCTTACTAAGTTTGCGCCAATACCGAATCCAGCACCGGTTCTTGCCGATTCGCCCATCGAAGGAATGTATGTGTCAAGAACCGAGAAGGTCGCTGCCGCAGTAATCGCAATCATTCCAATCTCATCTAATTTAAGAGAAACCTTCGGGATCGCATAACATGCAATCGCAACCATAAGACCTTCTACTAAATATTTGATCACCCTTTTTAAAACTTCTTGAACGTTCAAACGCATATTTTATAATATATAATATAAATATAAAAAAATATAAAAACCTACAGAATATAATATAAATAATGACCGAATATATTGATTTATTAGATGAAGATAAACCCATTGCCGAACAAAAATTTGCTTGTTTGTCTTTCGTGTCACCTGAAAATATACTAAAGAATAAAGAGCTTTTCTTCTTCCAGAAATTTGTTGAACAATATAATTTTAATAAACAAGCCGAACTGTTGACTAAATTTTCAAATTATATATCTTATAAATATGACCTAAATAATGAAGATGTAATGAAAGACCTCAAAGAATTTTCTACAGTTGAAAATGAAGCAATGTATGAAAACGTTGAAGAAGACTTTAAAAATTTTATGGACAAAAACGAAGCTCAATATGAGGCTCAATTTAATAAAGAACACGAATTTCAAACGTCTGTAAGAGGATTAAAAGTGCGGGGCGTTTTTCCAACGCAAGAAGAGGCCGAAATGAGATGTAAAATGTTGCGACAAATTGATCCAAATCACGATGTTTATGTTGGCCCAGTTGGACTTTGGGTTCCATTTCATCCAGAAGCTTATAAGACTGGTCGTGTTGAGTATCTTGAAAAAGAACTTAATCAACTCATGCACGAAAAAAATAAAAATGAAGAACAAGCCAGACTTCAGTTTGAAACACGGGTTAAAGAATCAAAGCTGCGAGCTATTTCTGAAAACATGGAAGAAGCACAGAAACACGGTAACAAACTCACACAAACAATCAATGAAAATGGCGAACTCGTTGGAACAGATACTGGAAACACGCTTGAAAAGAAATTAGGCGTAAATGCTTCTATGGAAGATATTAAAAACGAACTATTTGAAGGAGATAATATTGTCACCGGCGAGACAGACCACGGTCTCAGCGAGTTAACGAAAAATTGATTTAATTAAATTTATTTATTTAATAGAATAAACAATCGATCTACAAATCAATATGGAAGAAATGCTAAAAAAATCTCCAAAGAAAATTTCAAATAAATGTAACTTTTGTAAAAAAAAAAGCGTAATAAACATAACTTGTACAAAATGTAATCAAATATTTTGCATTAAGCACCGGTGTCCTGAAAATCACAATTGCGAACATGATCACAAAAAAGATTTCAAATTAGCTGATAAAATTATTTCATCTAAGATTGAAGTTATTTAATATTTAATATTTAATATTTAATATTTACTATTTTCTCTAATAAAAACAAACTATAACATATTTTTGTTTTTATTTTTTATTATATGTAATATAAATGACTACAAGTGTTTATTTTAATGATTTTGATTTCTCGGAACTCGATTATGACGTAAATTCTACCGACGATAATATGCTGAGTGACCCCAGCGCGTCTATTTTTGCACTTCAAAGATTACGAATTTTAAAAACACGCGAAACTGGAGATGATGTTGTCACGCCTGACACGACTGGACGCGACCAAGTGACTATGTTGGATTACAATCAAACAAGTTACGAACAATATCGTATGCGAAGAAAGGCTGAAGTATTGAAATACAAAAAAAATACAACAATAAACAAAAAAACAAATTATTCGGCTTTAGTCTTGACCAGAAGAAGACAAATTGCAGATGCAAAAATTGCATCAGTAATTAACAATAGTGAAAATGATATAATTCGTGTTAAGAAGGCAACTAATTCGGGTATAAGAGGCGACAATTCTCTTTTATTTTTAAACCCAAACGTGTCATTTAACGATAAATTATAACTATATTATCCCTTTTGAGGAACAAGACATTCGTCAATACGATTAAAAATATCGCCTGATGTACATACATCATCTTTGAACGCTTGTACGCATTGACGCATGTCGTCGTCCTTTCCAATATAACAATACATATTGTTTTCTTTTACAAGTTTATCATCTGAATAATAAATTTTATTCTCTGGCACCTTCATTGTGGATGTCTTTGATACGCTCTCATCTTTTTTTTTTGTATTTTTTTTTATTTTATCATCAGCAAGCACCTTTTCATCCTTTTTAATTAATAATTTATCTTTTTCAGTATTATCTTTTTCAGTATTATCTTTTTCAGTATTATTATTTTTATCTTCTAAACGAGTTTTTGTCTCTTTTAATTTTTCATCTTTGGCTTTAATCTTAACAACCTCTTTAGATTCTGATTTTTTTCTAAGAAAAAATCCCTTAATTTTGTCACGAAATAAATAGGCGACTATGGAAAAAGCTAATACAATTAATATAATAAAAAATAATAAAATATACATATTACTTTGGTTTTTCGGGAGTTCCAAATTTGCTTGGGCATTATTATTGGAAAAATTATTAGACATATTTGACGACTTCAATGATTTCACTACATTATTTGATGTAAACTGAGATGCTGAAAGTGATGTATTTATATTCATATTTTTCGTGTTGGTGTTATATACTTCTTTTACGGTATTTCTAATGGTATTCTTCATAGTTATATTATGCGTATATAATTATAGATTCATATAAATATTTTCATATATATCCATTTTTTTATTTAGGTTGTTTTCTGTAGTTGGAATTTTTATTTCATTTTTTTTTATTTGTTCCATTACAATATTTATATTCTTATCTAGATTTGCTAATTCTTCGCTATTTTTTAATATTGGGGTGTTATGTTTCACCTCCTTATGTAATAATAATAATTCAATCGCATGACATATTAAACTAATTCTCTTTTTATTTGCAGAAACACTATATCGAACTATGAATAAATTAAAAATACTTTTCACTATACTATCAATATTCAGCGAAATTTTTTCACGATTTATTATTACAAATATTGTATCCCAAATTATCCATATAATATTTGTTTCTAATGGTTTCCTATTATTACGATAAAAATCGCGTGAAACACATCCCACAATTTTCTTTTTTTTTCTACACAAAATATCATATTCAATAATCCAATTTAACCAATATATAATTTCAACCTTAGTTTTTGTCTCTGTTAAATGATATATGAATTCGTTAAACGGAATCAAGTATTCTACAGGGTCGCCTTTTTTATATATCAAGTCAACAAATGTTGTTTTTGGGGCCTTTAAATTATTATATAATGATTCTATTTTAAATTCAAATTTATTTTGCAGGTGATCTAAAATTGTTATTTTTTCGGAACACGATAATACAGTGGTAATAGAACAAAAAATAACACGCAATTTTTTATTATTTTGTATATTTTTTATTGTGTCATCTTCTCCGATTATTTCACGAAATTCAGAATACTTTTTTTCTATATATAATGGCAATCTTGGATTATCAATATGTATGTATTTACTCATTAATATAAAATATGTATCCCATATTTCTAATAACATATTAGTACATAATAGCTCACAAGTCCAAAAAAATGCTTCTTCGCGCTTATTATAATAAATTGAATTTTGCAATTTTTTACATAATTCGTTTTTTTTAAAATTAGAAAAACTAGTAGTTTTAAACTTGGTCCTTGTATCGTTTATTGTCACTTCACTAGTCATATTTAATATGCTATATTATAATGTTAATAGTTAACCGAACAAATATAAAATAATTATATATTTTATATGAATCTCTTATTATTGCTATTGCTTTTAGTTCTCAGCATTTCTTACATTTATTTATCATTCATAAAAAAAACAAATGAATCATTCGACAACAAATCCATAAAATGCACTACACAAGAAACAATTTTTGACAATTTTTATGTATTTTTACTAGACGACCTATTTTACAATTCCGAATTTTATCAAAATTTCTGTAAAATTATTTTATACTATTCTAATAATGTATACAACAATCACCTATGCATTGGAATAAAACACGGGGGGCATATAAATGAACTTATCAAAAATAATACTACAATAACAACAATATCAAAATCTATGCCAATTATTGAACTTTGTAAATATAATTATAAAAACAACATTTATAAATATGTTGATGAATATGAATCTAATTCATATATATTCAATGAACACGAATTCACACACATTTCCTTGATAGATAATGAAATATATTATACAGCTAACTTGAATGGTTTATTATATAATATATCTAAATGGATTAGTAACCGCGGCTATTTGTTTATTGATGTATTTCAGAATATAAATGATTTAAAACGAGGGTTATCAAATAGCAGTAATGGCGAATTTATAAAACTAAATTACAAATATAGCGATGAAATTAAAAATATAAGTGACAACAAATTTTATTTTATTGAGCACATAAAAATAAATAACGAGGAAAAAAAAAATTATCATGAATTAACATATTATTCAACAGAACATTTACAATATGTTGCACAAGAATGCGGGTTAACATTTATTACTCATTATGATATAATAAACTCTGTTAATGGACGAGGTGTTCTCGTATTTCAAAAAATATGAAACGTATGTTACCATTAGCGTTTATATTTTCCAATAGAAACAAACGAATCTAATACATATATTACAAAAATACCTAAAAAACAATACAAAACAATCTCTTCATTTTTCTTGTTTGTCTTTATTTCTCTTTCATCTTCAAATAAATTTATTATGTAGTTTAACTTATCTAATAACTCGTCACGAGATTCATTTCCTATTATTTTATTACGAGGATCTCCTGAAACTTTATTCAAATTTAAATTATTACTTATTAAATAATCCTTGGATACATTTTCGTTGTGGTATAAATCTTGAGAGGATTTTACTGAATCCATTTGACGTTTAACATCTTCGGCCATTTCATTTGCGTAAAAATCGCCGAGCACCTTTTCATTTTCACTCTTTAAGTCTTTTTCTAAATTATTATGTATATCTTCTACGTTCGACGATGAATTTACATGCGTTTCACTATTTTCTTTTTCAGAGGACGTCATTTTTTTCAAAAATTCCATACTAAGTTTGTTCTGCGCCTTGCTATTTATTTGATCCGCAATTTTTTCATTTTTTTGAAAATCAATTGGACTTGCAGAAAATGCTAGACTACTCATTTACTTAATAAAATAAGAGATAAAATTTTTCTATTTTATCCCCTATTTTATATTGTAATATTATAAGGATATAACACAATTATGCCAAAAGCTAAAAAACTTGAGAAGCCGGAGAAACAGAATAAAAGCAGTTTTGGTATCTTTGTAGAACACCTATATGCACTTAACAATAGTAAATTTTTTGCAGGAATAATTATGTTAATTATGAATATTGGCTCAAAGTATATTAGCCTTGAACTAAGTAAGTCACAAGAAGATTATGTAAAATACACGATTGGTCGCCAAATTCTTGTTTTTGCTATTCTATGGATGGGAACACGAGATATTGTCGTTGCTCTCATTTTAACTTGTGTATTCATTTTATTTGCTGATTATCTTTTGAATGACAATAGTAAGTATTGCATTTTATCAGATAAATATAAAAGTCTTGTATCACAGTTAGACAAAGACGGCGACGGAAAAATTAGTCAAAAAGAAATAAATGACGCTATACATTTGCTTAAAAAAGCACGAAAAAATAAAAATATTAAGGACAAAAGTCAAGTTGAAGATTTGTTCATAGTAAAAGGATTATACAAAGAGAATTTTATTTAATTATATACGTATATTCTATATTATATAATTAAATGACTGGTACTTCCACCACATACTCTTATCCATTCAATGTAAAAGTACAAAAACATCCATGTATTTTTTATGACGCATTGATACGTAGCAAAATTGAACAATTCATCGCAAATAATATACCAGGACAAGGATATCCGGCGAGGGTTAGAGGGAGACCCAATAGACGCAACGATTACTATGAATATTACAAAGATGTCTATGATGATAAATACGGAGAGTTACCGCCACAAGATTTATCTCAATCCGACATTTCTGATTTTTTTGATGACAAAACCAAGTTTGATCCAAATTATGCTTTTTCTATAACAAGTCCGGTTGATTGCACTTCAGGAAACTGCGAGAATTTTATAAGTGTCCGATTTAAACAAGCATTAACTGCATACATAAATGAAAAAAACCGCAATTCACTGTTTGTTATTCCAATTCTTATTGATGATGAAAACTATACTGAGTCAAATCAACAGAGAATTTCTAGAATTTTTAGTCCGGGAAGCAAATTTATTAAACCACCACTTACGGGGCGACAAGGAAATGCTTATCCAATATATTACTTTGACCGTAATCAGAATTACGATAATGTTTATCTACTTCCATGTTTATTGAAAAAAGGTTCAAACATGACTGAAGACGAATATGTCAAATTTCTTAAAGCAGAATTGTTGCGTCTACAAGAACATATACAAAAAAGATTCAATCAAAAAAGACAAAGACAAACAGAGGAAATAGAATTATTTACAGATATTGTCTTTTTCTATAATCCGGACGGAAAAATTTCATTAAGATTTTATACAGACGCTGAATTAAGGAAAATATCAAAAGAAGGAGAAGATTTTTTAAATAAACATCTGTTTAAAGAGCTTAAAAATGTACGTGGGAAAAGAGATGAGGGAAAACCACAGTTGGATATCGATGAAAGACTATATTCTCATCCAATCTTTAGAAAAAATCAAACTGTTACAATTCGCACTGATAATATTACTAAAAAAAAAAGTAAATTTCTAGAATTTTTGTATAAGAAAATTTTTGAATTAGAAATATTAATATCCAATTTTAATTTTATTGGGAGTTCTCAGTTTTTTGGAATCAGAAAATTTAAAATTGTATATAGTTATAAACTCTCTGTTGATTTTAATGATTTTAAACCTGGCGAGATGAGAGAATATGTCTTTACCCAGACCAATTCTGAAGGAACTATGTATAAAGATTTAGATAAACTTAAGTTTAAATTAAATTATGAAACACTGGATGATATTGACAAATCACAAGGGTATTTTAAGATTAAAGACATTGAATCCGCCTCTGGTAAGCAAACTTCTCGCAATATTCCCGAATGGCTGGTTACAACGGATCACTATTTAAAGTTCTTACCATCTGACCTTCTTAAATTCGTTGTCATATACACCCGACCCAAAAACTTGTTTATTGAAAAAATGAGAGGTATTCTACAATTATCTAAAAACTCTGAAACATTTGATATCGTGGCACCGAGCCAACTATCGCGTAAAGTGGATGGACAAAAATTTTACTATTACGAAAATTTAGATTTTACAATGAATAATTTCAAACGGTTTGTTGAAAAACAAGAAAAAAAAAAAGTATCCAAAGATGAGTTGAGAGATTTATTAATTAAAACATTTACGAATAGAACATTATTGAAAGAGTATTTTACTTTTTGTACGGAAGACAAAAAAGGTAAGAAGGACATAAATTTTAATTTTTACAATTTGGCTGATGCTAAAAAAGAAAAGGAATGGAGAAGTAGGGTGGTTCAAAATTTGACAAAAGAATTTACCAAAAAAGGTAGCAAATTTTGGGTTAAAAAAAAACGGTCTACAAAAGAAAATAAGAATAATGATATTCCAAAAAAAGGTAAAGACAATTATAACAAATATTTAGTCAAAAATATTAAAAAAGGCCCCTTTGTTGGCACTAATAGTGAAATCAGAGATAAACTACCTAAAAAGGCAAAAAGAACACTGGGGAGGGATGAGTCATCAGGACAAGAAGAATATGCTCTTGTTTATATTAATTTAAAACCAGACGATAAAGATAATTTAAATGCAAATAATGATAATACTGAGGATTACGAAGAAGCTGGAGAATTCGTGGAATTAGTTACAACTCCAACTTCAGATAAATGTAATAAACGAAGGAAAACATTGAAAAAAAGATTTTCTAATCTCGCAAAAAATATTAAGGGAAAAGCAATGTATCATGCATTAGCAATTGGTAGTAAATTAAAAAATGTTACAAGACGTCGTAATAGACGGAATCCGGCCCGCTAGATTCAATATATTTACAAAATCTTAATATATCTATTGGGTGCAAAATACTAAATATGCGCGTCAATTCACTCTCTTGAAATGCTGTATCTTTTGATAGTATATTATAATCAAGATCAAGTCTTTCGCTATTGATTTTGTCATATAAAAAATATTTTAAAATAAAATAATTTACAAACAGAAAACCATGATTACCGCATAGATAGCGCAATTTACTAATATTATATTTTTTTATTGTTTCATTTACAATCTTAATTTTATTACTAATTTTATCTGAAAAATACAAATACGAAAATATCTTTGATTTTACTTCATTTGGTAATTCATTTTCATTCCAAAAATTTAAGTTTATAGATTTATTTTTATCATTATTCATCATATTAGATAATAATAGAAAACAATATTTAATTAAATTGCCAACGATATAGTACTTTTATCTGATTTTCTACGTCCCTTTCCACGTTTACCGCCTCCGCCTAAACTATTTATTTCATCCACTGAAATAATGCTATCATTGTCTACATTGATGTTTTTGGAGGTTTCTGCATTCATAGACGACAAAATACTATCAATATTTGCCGTGCCAGGCCCCTGCATTTCTTGGCGCATTTTCTTACTTGGCGGAGGCGCTGGGGGGGAAGGTGAAGAAGGTGAACGTGAAGGAGGTATATCTGAACCACCAAAATCATTCATAAAATTACTTAAGCCTGGTTGATTTTTCTCCATCGAATTCATTGCAGCACTTGTAAATTGGCTCATCAAGTCTGGATTTTGGCGCATTATATCATCCATTCCAGGAAGAGCAGATTTAAACATTGTATTTGTCATATGTATCATAATGCCAGAAGACGCAAGCTGAAACAATAATTTTATTTCTGGGGCCATCTTTGCCTTCGATTTATATTTTTCATGAAGTTCTGCAAAAATCTCATCATAATCGTCAATTCCATCATTTATTTGCTCAGACCAACCATCTAATTTTATATCAAATGGATCAAATTTACTGTTAAGAAATTCCAGTCCAGTGATCATCGTAGTCAGAACTTTACCTTGAAATTTAATTGAATTTGACTTTTCCTTTTCATTAATCAAAAACTCATATTCACCCTTCATTTCATCTAACTCATTCTCCATTGAATATTTTTTACTTAAATTTGCACCTTTTGCTTCTAAAGCTTCCAATTTACGTAACATTTCAAACTTCTCACGCAAAAGTTCTTGTTCTGTAAGTTTCTTTGACTTTTCACTTGAAGAATCTATATTTATATGATTTATGTCTTTGAATCCGTCCCAAGAATCTAATTTCTCGTCCAGCTTTGATGTACCTTTTGCAATTTCAATGGCGGGTTTATTGATAAAACTGTCTTTTAATTTATAATCAGTTGATGATGATTTATCATCTGATGGTAAAACAGGATCAATTGTAATATTATTCAATTCATTCAAATCATTTAATTCTTGCTCCATTGATTTCGAAGTTGACGAAAAGTCATTATTTTGTGAATTTTTTACTTTTTCATTCATAAGCAATTCTACACCATCTCCAAGAGCAGAACTTGTAGCTTGAACATCCTGACTCGTATCTATACTAAATGTTTCTTGTCCCATATTTGACGACGAATTTAAATTAATTTCTTGGATATCTAACGAAACAACCTTTTCGTCACTACTCATTTTATTTAATATTTTTATATTAATCTTTAAACTTTAACTAATTTCATTTATTCTTTAACAACTTCATCAATCCCATCGTAAATTAAAACAGATAAATAATCATTTTTAACCAAGTAATCAAGAACTTGTAAAAGACAATCTGCCAGGTCATCCTTTTTTTTACTTTTTGCAAAAAAATCCATCCAATCTGGATATTGAATCTCGCACACTTGTCCTGTTATAGTTTTACTCAGTTTCTTTCTTTCTGTATATGTTGTCTTTTTTTTACCTAAAAAATGTTTTAATTTATTTGCCGCATTATAATTAATAATCTGGTCATATTTGTATTTATTTGTAATAAAAAACATAATCAACAAGCTTTGAATAGACTTCATTTTGATTGCATTCTGTCCGATCTGATTTTCAATAATTATTTTATCAAACGCAAACTTATCCAATAATTTTAACATTTTTTCATCCATTCTTATCCCAATTCTAACATTATCAACCTTACACGCATTTTCATCTTTTTCACAGAGTTCTATAATATCCCAATCAATTATTGTTGTTTTACCGTCATCAACAGATAATACGACATACGCTAAATTTCTAATACCAACATCTATTGATAAAAAAAGCATTTGTATTTTATCTTATTATCTAATAACGAATTATTAAATAATAATAAAATTATATCAATGTTTTTTTTTATATTTCATTTTGGATTTGCCATCATATTTTTTTGATTTTTCTATAAAACTTTCAGGAATATAATGGTTCGTTTGTTTACTATATTCATATTTATTGCTTTTCATAATATTTATTGTTGAATCTACAAGGCTTTGGCGATAATCTTGATTTGTTGACGCGATCTTTAAATCACTAATTTGTTCCATAATTAATTCTTTTGCTTATATTTATTAACTATATATTTATTTATTGCGTTTATTCTTCTTCTTCAACTGGATCTACGGGAGTATCAGGCAGTTCTTTCAGCATGTTAATGATATCGCCCTTAACCATAGAACTTTTAGCTTGCACGCCTTTTTCTGCCAAAACACTTTTCAGTTCTTTGACGGTCATTTTTTCATACAGTCCTTCACTGGTCGTCACTTCAATGTCATTACTTTTATCTACTACAACTTCCGAATCATCGTATGAAATTTTCTTCATATCTGAGTCTTCTTGTTCCATATGAATACTTTCGTTAAGATTATCTACGGGATTACTGTCTTCAGCAACAGTCCCTTCTTCGTCGTAATCTTCATTACCATCTTCATCGCCATCTTCACTCTCTTCGCCACTCTCACTATCGCTTTCAACCTCATTGTTATCCTCATCTTCCACTTCTTCACTTTGAGTTAATTGCGTCATATCTAATCCATTCATAACATCATTAACGCCCATTACAACATTTTTACTATCATCGCTCGCATATAAACTATTTTGCCGTTGCTGTGATAACAATGCATATAATGTTTTTGCTTGCTCTGATTGAGAAAATTCAAGATTGTCTATTTTTTTTTTAAAATAATAACAAATTAATGCAATTAGTAATAAATTTATTAAAACGCTTACAAAAAATCCTGTTATATCAAGTAGATTTGATAACATTTCTTATTTTATAATTTTCATTTATATTTATATACATTTTTAAACGAAATATTATTCTAATAAATGTTTTGGATAGTCAAGTTGTTCTAATATCTGATATCCACCATTAATCTTAGAAATTCCATCGACCAATTTATAAGTATATTTTAATTTATCATTTTCATCTTTATCTACCATCATTTTTTTATTTGTCAAATATTCATTGTCATTGAACTTATCACACATATCTACATAGTGTGTGGTCAATACATAGTCTACACAATTTTTGTGGTCATTCAATCCTTTTAGATATATTGTTGCACACAAAACTGCATCGCTTGGATTTGTACCGCTATAAATTTCATCAAATATACAAAAATGTTTTTTGTTTTTGTTTTTTTCAATAAATACAATAATCTCCTTACACCTTCTTGCCTCAGCCTGAAAGAGACTATCTCTGTTTGAAGTATCTGGAATATTTAAATATGAATGATAATAATCATACAGCTGTGTATTACAATGCGAGTAACAGCCACATCCTATGCTCTGCGACAAAAATAAATTTATAATAGTTGATTTTATTAATGTCGTTTTTCCCGATGCATTTGGTCCAGTAATCATAAGATTTGACTTCAAACTAATATCATTGGTTACTTTTTTCTGGGAAATATATGGTAAATAATATCCGCCTTTTATATCAGGTTTTGCATTTTCTTTAAATTTGCACGAATTTAAGTGTTGATTTTTTAATAAATTAGATACATTATAAATATCGTAATTGTAGTTGTTTAAATAGAATAAGAATCCAACCGTGTTGTCGTATTCAGAGTCATGATAAATATCAAAATTGCATTTCATTAAAAACCCAATAATACCATATTTTGAAATTTTGTCTTTACATTGACATATATTACTTAATTCGGTTTTCATTTTAGAAATCATTTTTTTATGACGCAACATTACATCATTGAATTCAGTAAATGATTTGAACTTTTCTGTATACTTGTTAATATTATCAATTAATGCGTCCCCTTGACTCAAAAAATCATTATATTTCTCTGTAAACCGAATCATAAATTCGGTATTTCTATAAAACTGAAAACAAGAAACAATATTATTGTAAATAGACATAAAATAAAAAAATATACTGGTAAGCAAATACATATTGCTTTGAAGAGAATTTTTGGTAAAATTTAAAATACCTTTTACAAAATATTGATTTTTTATAATACCTTTAACAACTGTTATATATTGAGAAAATCCTAGACGCAAACCCTTTATATAAAGAACAAAGTAAGGAATAATTAATCCTAAAATTGGTGCTAATAATGAAAATAGAGGGCTGCAAAAATTGTATAATGCCAATACCTGCAAAAAAGGGACAATCTTATTTAAATATTGAAAACGGCGAAACTGAACATATTGAAATTTAGATAGGAAGTTTTGTTGTCTTTTGAAATCAATATATTCATTTATGAAATCGTCCATATCATTTTTATGACATTTGTATTTTTTTAGAAATTTTTGAGTATCTTTTAAATATTGTTTATCTAATGAATAAAAAGAAGACCATTTATCCAATAGAAGGTTGTATTTGCTTTTCATTTCTAAATCATGATTGTATATATGATTAAGTATATTGCTACTTGCATCTAATCCTATCTCCAAATCATCTTGCACTATATTTGTCAATTGTTTATATTTATTGTATTCAATTGGATGTTTAAAATTATATTTTTTAAGATAATCTATGTATTTTTGTTCCATTATTATTTTAATTGTTGATTTATTTTTTAATACTTTAACTCATTTTGATATTGCTAATTTTGATATAAAAATGAATTATAATTAATATATTATACTCATGGTTTCGTTTGTCTTTTCATACGAATATTTTATTGAAAGATCTGCGAAACTTAATCGCGATGAACACAAATTATCACCAGATTCGTATGAACAATTTATAAATATAAAAAAAAAACTTAATATTCATAACGAGTTTGAGAGGGTATCTTTATTAAAACCCACAACTTTTGCAAAACAAGACGAAATTATTGGAAATTTATTCAAACTATTCAATAAGATTACAGAAAAAACTTATGAAAAGCTCAGTAATGATATTTTTTCTATTGTATCGCAAAATTCTTTGGATTCCAAAAAAATATGTGATACGTTTTTTAAAGTTATTTTAAATAATTCATTTTTTTGTCATTTGTATGCTAAACTCTATAAGGGATTTATTTCAATAACAAGTGAATTTGATAGTGTTCTTGAAATACAGATATCAAAATATGTGGAAAATATTACAAACATTATTTATGTTTCTGCAAATGAAGACTATGATAAATATTGTGACTACGTCAAGAAAACAGAAAATATAAAGAACTTTACGAATTTTCTTATACAATGTCTGGAACAAAGAATAATACAATCTGATATAATAATAGATTTGGCAATATTATTTCAAAAATATTGTTTGGATAATATTGATGATGAAGAAAAACTTATTTTAAATGATGTATATATTTCAAATATTGCGATCATTGTAAACAATGCATATAAAGAACTGCGTACAAAAGACAAATGGGAAATATTCATGACCAACTTTGAACTTCTTATGAAATCTGATGGATGTGGAAAAAATAAAAAAATGCACTTCAAGTTATTAGATATATCTGATAATATCAACAAATATACAAAAAGGTTCAAAGGAACTAATACATAATTGTTAATAAAATTGATTGATTAATACTTAATATTTTATTATTAGATATATATATTATATGGATCAGGAATATCGTATTTTGTCTGGATACAACGAAGACGTCGAATATACATTTGAAAGTATGAATTTAGAATTAGAAGATGAAATGACAGAAAGCGACATACATACTATTGAATTATTTGGAAAACCATATTTAATCGCGATGGGAAAATTAAATTCAAGTGAACACGATGAAACATTAGGATATTTTATATGTTATTTATTATATCAAGACAAAGTTGTTCGTAAGCTAGGGATATATGAAATAAATATTTCTGCTAATGAAATGGAAACAATAAATCATCGCACATTTGATTTCCAAAAAGAAAAACTTTTGTTATTTGATGAGTATTATGAAGATGTTAATAAATTACGACCTTATATGTATAATAAAGAACAAGAAGAGGGGTCAAAAAAGACAATGGTCAAATTAAAACAATCTAATATTGAATTTGAAGAAAATACGGAAAAATACCAACAATTTATTGCTGAATTACAAACCATAATGGATAAATATAAACCTGAAAAAACACAAAAAAATATTGAAAATTATTACGAATACATTAAAAATGTTTACAATTTGCTGGAAGAACGAAAAATTAAAAAGCAAATTCAAGACAGATTAGGACGAACTGCTAAACACGATTATTTCAAAGTAACTAAACAAGAAGGTGGGATTATTATTGATTTTGAAAAAAGTAATTTATTTGATAATATGATGAATCCTAATATTAAACTTGGATACTTTGAATTTATTGTTCTTGAAGTATTGGCAAATGTAAAAATATTAATGATTGAAGACGGAGAATTAAAATTTAACTTTTTTGAATATAGTAAAAAGGCGGTTTTTGATAAAATAGACAATGTTGATCTTTACTCTAAATTTGACCCTAAAGATGTTATATTTATTCACAAAACTATTAATCAAGACGATAATATGGTATTGAATCTCTTGTTATATAAAGATAAACTTGTTAATTCTCTTGAAAATTTAGATACTAAACTTGCCGAACTTATTATACAAAAATTAAATGAAAATATACAAGACGCTGAACACCCATATCGGTTTACAAATTTAAAACAAATGCTACAAGATAAAGACCTTAAAATTGCTGTAGAAATTTTAAATGAAATAGAGGAACCTGAAGAGAAACCTGAAGAG